CCAATAACCGATGTTGGGACCTACATGACGATAGCCATGATGACGCCAGTGATGATTATGCTGAGCAAATGCTGTGGCACTGACCGTTAGTAACAGAACAGTTAAAAGTTTTTTCATATTATACCCCTTGTAAGTATATAACGTATTTACCAGGGGTTTCGTTGACATTAGGCCGCTTCTTTTCGAGCGTTCTTAACCGCAGTCACATCGTTACGAGTTTCTTTGCACAACTTAGCCAAATCTTGGCAAGCCTTACGAACACGGGTGCCGGCTGCGCCAACTTCCTTGTCATAGAACTTTTCGAAGTCTGCCTCCATGGCTTCTACGATTTTTGTGAACTCTTGATATTTGTTTGCTGACATAATTGTCTCCTTTGTTATATAGTTATTACCAGTGATGTATTGTGTTCGCAATAATGAAACAACACGTTATTACATGTATGATGACCCAGAAGGTCTTTAAAAACAACGCTATACGTGCTTCTCTTAAAGTAAGTATAGGTATATCCGGACGATCTTGGTCTGTTTGGCCCATTAAATGGCCAGTTGCTCTTGCCCAAACTTTCTCTAAACTGTTCATAGTGGACCTAACTCAGCCTCCAACCATGCTTTACAGTCTGTCCAGTTACGGTACATATGGGCGCGGCCACCTGCCTTAACCCACTCTTCGTTATTGCTGCGACGATCATCGATAAGAATGTCCTCGGCGCTTTCACATCGCATCCATTTGTTATCACTGTATGGTCCGAAGAATACAGGAATATGTGGGAAATGTGATCTTGCCCACCAAACTTTATCAACAAACGCCCACGGCATATCATTGTTATGAGGTACTGCGGTTAAGAAGAACAATCCCACATCGGGATGTTTATCTGTATATTCAGTAACCCAATTGACCAACTCCACTGCCCCTTCCTTTAATGGAAGTTTGCTGTACATACGTTGGTTATCTTTAAGACGATTCCACACCGGTAAGGGAAGTATCTCGCCTTCTTGCCATGCAGGTTCTTTAAGATAATTTCGAGCATATCCCATCCAATCGGCGACTACGTCGTCCATATCTAAATAAATGTTCATGTTGATATTATACAGCGTAGTTAATTTAAGATCAACCTAATTGGCAAATACGTTAGAGCTACCACTGGCGGCGGCGTTTGGGACCCATTTACCGTGTCCGCTTGTTGAGTCACCTTGACGGTGAACTGGGATGCCGTTAACAAATACGTTAGACGATGCTCCAACTGCGGTGTCGCCACATGCTAATGCATCTCCCTTTCTTACGGCTGGCTCACTGTTTACAAAAACATTTCCACTACCACTTGCATAAGATGTTTTATGGAAGGGTACTCTGTGTCCTGCATGTCCATTATGAGAGTCAGCATTGACTCGAACAATTCCTGTCATGTTATTCCTTTATGCATATGTTGCATTCATTGTATACCATTGCGTAGTTGTAATTGCAACAAATTCTAATCGAGCACCAACCTCTAATGAAAATGCTACATCTATACCTAATCCATTAATATCTGCACCGATGGCCGGATACACTGCTGCCGTGTTCAATCCGTTATTAAACACTAATAATCTTGTACCTGCTACTGCTGTAGGAAGTCTAACCCCTGTTCCGAGATCAGTTGTGGTTATATTGTTTATAATTGAGGTTAGTTCTAAAGCAGTTGATTGATCAGTTCCGGCTGCTATTTCAGAAGGTGATACTGAAACTAAAGAATCTGAATTATTAATAGTAATAGTATCCGTTACTGCATTAGATGTAATAGTAATCCCAGGCCCAGCAACTAGGGTTAGTATATCAGTAGAGGAGTCGGCTACTATATCAGCTTGGCCTGCTACTTTAATAGTTTCAAAACTGCTAGATAGTGATCCACCGCCTAAGGTTGCTGTAGCATTGTACCAGTTGGTTCCGTTGTAGCGTAAAAATTGTCCGTTAGTTGGAACACTTAATGATACATCATCTATATCATCTAATACTGCGCCGCCTAGTGGACTGCCACTAATTGTAATAATATTTGCATCTGTTCGAGTAACTGTTACATTGCCAGCACTGGCAAATTTAATATTGTCTGTTGACGCATTGCTGCCTGTTAATCGTAAATAGGCACCGCCGGCTACTGTCTCTGCACTGATCCCATATGTTGTGTTTGTATCAGTTACTGTTGTAGCAATAGTAATAGTATCTGCATCTGTTCGAGTAACTGTAATACCAGTACCTTCTGCAAACTTAACATTATCTGTAGTAACATTGCTACCAGTTAGTCGTAAGCTAGTACCACCCGTGGCCGTTTCTGCACTAATCCCGTAGGTTGCTCCAGCAGCACTACTAGCAATAGTAATGCTATCGTTGATTGCATCAGTGGTTAATGTTATTCCAGTACCCGCCACTAAGGTTAAATTATCAGAGTAGGAATCTGCTGTTACATTACTTTGTCCTGCTACTAGAATGTTAGCAAAACTGTTTGACATTGAGCCTGGGACTGTACCAACAGCATTACCGCCATAAGTAGCACCATCACCAATAAAGATTGATTTTAAATTTTCGTCGTAGATTATTTCACCGTCAAGTGGAACAAACGCTACTCGATCAGTAGTAGGTCCTCGACGTAATAATATGCTACCAGTTGGAGTAGTCATGGTACAATATCGTCCGGTCCGTATGTTCTAGAAGGGTCATACGTTGCAGTGCCAGCAGCCGGAATAAATCCGCCGTCTACTGTAAATGTAACAGGCTGTATAAAATCTCCACCGTCAATATTACTTAATATAATATCCGGATATGGATTAACGATAGGACCGGCATCTACGGCCGGTCTATTGAATAAATTGTCTAAATCAAATGGGGCACCTGCCCTAATTTTATAAGTCATAGTGTATTTATACACTATGATTATTGACGTTATACTAACGCAATGCCAGTTGTTGACTCGAGAAACTGTTTGGCAAATGCTTCGTCAGTTGCTTCTGCTACTGTGACTGTAGACTTTTGCAAACGAATATCTGCATTTGGACTAACAGTGAACAAGTAAGGCATTAGACCTGGACCTTTTTGTCCCATACCAATAACCATTGGCTTTGATAGTTTGTAATACAACGCACCATCTTCTACTAGTTTAGCAACAATTTCTTCGCCGCTGGTTAGTTTGAGGGTAATGACTTCGCCTTCTGCTACGCCTTTATTGATTAACATTTTAGTTTCCTTTTTAGTATCCGGTACCGTTGAATCCGGTTTCGTCGATATATTTTCTTAATTCTGTAAAACCACCAATAGATGCACCATTGATAATAATTTGAGGAACTGTTCGAGCATTTGGTACTGCTTCTAACAATTCTTCCTTGGTGTATCCATCTCCGATTTTACGTTCTTCAAATGGAACACCCTGTTGTTTTAATAATGCCTTTGCTTGATCGCAATAGGGGCAATGGTACTTTGACCATACAATAACTGGTGTTGTCATAATTTCTCCGATGTCCTATTATAGCACAGGCAAGGCATCATAGTCAATACCTTCACCCATAACTCCGATGACGTAATTAGTCGATTCGTTTTCTTGTAGTGCTGTTTGTTTCTTACTAGTATCAGTATGCTTGTTAAACCAAGGAATTGGAGTTGACTTAGGAGCAGCCGCTTGGTACTTAATACCAATTTGCTTTAATGCATCTACTGCGGTGTAGTCCACAAAGTCACGCAGAATGTTTGCATTGAGTCCAATAACTGGTCCCATCTTAAACAGGTAGCTGGCCCAATCTTTTTCTTCCCGAATCACATCCATATACAATGCATATACTTCTGCTTCACATTCTTGTTTAGCTTCAGCAAAGCGAGGATCTTCTTTGATAACTTGGTTAATCATATAGGCTGTCCAGCCTTTGTGCAATAATTCGTCTTGTAGGATCAAGCTGATGATGTTACCGTTGCCGATAAAGATCTTGTTTTCAACCATGGCCAAACTTGTAGCAAAGCTAACCATAAAGCGGAATGCTTCCAAAGCATACGATGCATGTAGTGCCATCCAAATTGCTCGGATATATTCTTTTTCTGGAATTGTTTCGCCTAATTGTTTACGACAGTTGATA